CTACTATAATCCGTTCGGATCTGATAGAACTTCGTCGGGAACAGTGCTTCCAAGTGAAAAAATAGAGGTTTTACTCAATCAATTCAAAGGAATTCAAGTAAATATTGCACAAAACACCGAAATTTACTTTTCAGATAAGGGAGATTCTAAACTATACACAAAAAGAGTACTTGGACCATTCCCTCCAGAGTCAATTGGGGATACTATTACCCTATATATGGAGGTATTTTGGGATGCAGGAGTAGAATCTCAAATAAAAAACCACTATAAACAAAAATTTATTGTAGAGTAGTTGATTCCCAAAATTTTTTTTCGTACCTTCATATTATATAATAAATAAAATATATATAAGTATATAAATATATATAAATAAAAACTATATAAGTAATAATAAAATATAATATAGTATTATATTAATAAACTACATAATATAAATTTAATAAATAAAAAAGGTTATCTATGTTAGAAGCAGAGCAAATTCAAGGCAATTGGGACAAACATATCAAGATTGTCAATCACTATATTACCGGTGAGCGTAAGGAAAAGGTATTAGCAATGTTGGAAAAACTTTCCGATATCTATGTTATGGCTCCTGCTAGCGGTAAATCTTGGTACCACAATGCTTTTCCCGGTGGTTATGTTGATCATGTCAATAGAGTTGTTCAATATGCCGTAAAACAAAAGGATCTCTACCTTCAAATGGGTGGAATAGTGGACTTTTCCGATGAAGAGTTAGTATTTGCTGCTTTATTCCATGATTTAGGTAAGATAGGTGATGGGGAAGGTCCAAATTACATTCCTCAAACTGATAAATGGAGACAAGACAAGTTATCTGAGATGTATACGCCTAATCCTGATTTAGACTTTATGCTTATACCGGACAGATCTCTATTTTTACTTCAGAAGTTTGGCGTTACAGTTAACCAAAAGGAATACTTAGGTATCAGATGTCATGATGGTGTGTTTGATGATGCTAACAAAGCTTATTTCTTTAGTCATCAAGAATCTTCCAGACAAAAGACAGCTTTAATATCTATTTTACATTCAGCTGACTTCTTAGCTTCTAAGGTAGAATACGATATGTGGAAGTCACAAGGAGGATCAACTAAACCTAAAAGTGAAAAGATCACATCTTCTACAGGCAGACCAGTTAAAGCTTCAGAAGGACTTAGTAACATGTTAAAAAACTTATAAAATGATAACATACATAATAATTGCAGTATTAGTTGTATTCTCCGGAATTTTATCTTATATTATATATAACCTACTAAGTAAGGTAGAGAGATATGAAGATGTAACAATAGATCAAACTAAATACTTACAGAACATATCAAATATAGTAATAGAATCTCAAAAGCATCTTCAAACGCTAGACGAAAAAGGGGTATTTCAAGCGGATGATGAAGTAGGAGAGTTCTTTAAACAAATGCAAGCAGTACAAGCCGAGCTAGACAAATACATGCTCCCCGAAAACTATGGCAAGGAAGAAATCCAAAGCTAACTATTTTACCTCAGAGACAGAAGAATATATTGTAAAATATAACGAATCTACCGATCACGAATATAGAGGAAAAATATTCACAGATCATATATATTTGCCGTTTTATAAATTAGCGGAGAATATAATACACACATTTAAATTCTACTATACAGATGTAGAGCGGATAGAAGACCTCAAACACGAGGTCGTTTCTGTTTTACTTGAACAGAAGATAGATAAGTTTGATCCTACTAATGGAGCAAAAGCATATTCCTATTTCGGTACGATAGTTAAAAGGTGGTTAATTAACTACAATAATATCAACTACAAAAAACTAAAACAGATAGGCTCGTTTTCTGATATAGAAGAATCCTACGAAACTACTGGAGACCCAGACTCACCTAACGCTAGAACATTAAGTGCTTTTATAGATGAATGGGTAGAGGAAATGTATAATGAAATTGATTATATATTCACCAAATCTGAAGAACTTAAAATAGCAGATGCCGTTTTAACTATATTTAAGACAAGAAATGATTTAGATATCTTCAAAAAGAAAGCTCTTTACATTTACATTAGAGAGATGACCGATTGTGAAACACCGGCCTTAACTAAAGTACTAAATGTGTTAAAAGCTAATTTTTATGAAAGGTATCAAAAGTTCTACGATTTAGGTCTACTTTCTAGAAAACCATTGTAACTCTATTTATAATAAAACTATAAACTATGAGTTTAGATAAAGAAATATTTAATGGAAAGACACTATCAGATCTTTTCGGAGAAATCTACGATAACTCTAAAGATACAAGATCACAGGTTCAAGGTTTAATTAGAGAGCTAAAACCTTTAATAGAAAACATAGGAGATGCGACTTTAATCGTCCCTATGATAAAAGAGTACATGGAGATAGGTGTAAAGAATGACGATGCTTTAATTAAGATGGCCACAATCATACAAAGGATAGTAAGCGCAGAATCTAAAGGCGAGTCTGCAAGTGATTTTGATTTTTCAGACTTACAAGACTTATTAGAAGAGCAGAATCAAATAGAAGCAGAATTAGAAGCTACTACAAAAGTAGAAGATAAAGATGAGTAAATACTCTACAAATTTTGGTAACTCCGATTTAAGAAGGAGGGATTTTACTCTTTATAATGGTACAACCGCTGTAAGAGTGTACGATGTTATACTAGACTCTACCCATAGGGATTACCCAGTAATGGGAAAAGAGCTTAGTATTGGGTTGATACGTTATGCCCCTATAGATAGGGTTGTAGAGAAAGAAGATGTTAATACACTTCCATATGCTTTCCCTTTACACACAAACATAAAAGTTCTACCTTTAATTAATGAAGTAGTAGTGCTAAATAACCTACCGAGTGAGAAGTCTCTAGATACCTTTAAAGCTAAAGTAAAAGTATACTACACTACTATTGTAGGAATGTGGAATAATCCAAACTGTAATTTTCTAGCTGATGAAAATGATCAAGGTATACTAGAAAAAGAATTTATTGAGAATCCTAAAATAAAACCTCTATCTCCCTACCCTGGTGATATACTAATAGAGGGTAGGTATGGACATTCAATACGATTAGGAGGAACTAAGACCACAACTAATACTTTAACTACCCCAGAAAATAACAGCAAACCGTTCACCTTAATTACAAATGGACAAGCAGAAACACCTGATAATATAAGACACACTGTAGAGAGTATTAATGATGATTCAAACTCTATCTACCTACTATCTGACCACATAGTTCCATTAGAACAAGCTAGAGAGAAGACTAAAGCTTGGAAGAAAGCTCCTATAAAAGCAGATAAGTATGAAGGTTCACAAGTAGTTGTAAATGGAGGAAGATTGTATTTCAATTCAAAAGAAGAAAGTACTCTATTTTCATCTAAAGAAGCTTTTGGAGTTACATCTAAAACTATAAACTTAGATGCTGAAGATTATATAGCATTAGATGCTAAAAAAATATACCTAGGAGGGGAAGCATTAAAGGAAGAATACGAACCAGTTATACTGGGTGAATCAATGGAAGGATTTCTGTACACACTTTTATTTAACCTCCAAGCATTAGCTGATGATTTAATCGTGGCAGGAACATCTGGGATAATGGTACAGAATTTAATAACAAGAGGAAAACTAATGAATGCATCTCTTAAAGGATTGCAGAATCAAATAAACCCTGGAGGGAAATCACTACTTAAATCTAAAAAAGTATTTACTGAATAATGCCACACGCACTACTTAAAGATTTTAAAAGCTTCCTTAGTCAATTTTCTGCTCTAAAAGTAGGAGATTTATTAGCTATAGCTATTCAATATGCTGAACCTAAAGTAAATGAAATTATAAAGGAACTACTTAACCAATGTCCACCACCTGAGGTTTTAAAGCAAATGGGAAAGACTGTTGATAACATTAACAGTTTAATGAATAAGGTTGACAGACAAGTAGGGCAGTTAGAAAAGCTACCAAAGAAATTAGATAAACCTATAAAAGTAGGAAAAATACTAGTTGAAATACTATCCCATATGCCAGTACCTGCAGCAGTCCCACCTGGAGTTGGGGTACCATTAGGTGTAGTACAATCTCAAGCTCAGCTACTAACTTTTACTACTAATATGATTAATACTTTAGAAGATGATCAAGTAGCAATAACAGGAATACTAGCTTCAGCTTCAGGAGTATTTACTCCTATAAGAATGCAAATAAGCAGAATAGAAAGGATACTAGCTAGATGCGCTTCTAATCCTAACCTATCAGATAAAGATAGAAAAGATATATTAGATGGACTACAAGATAAGAATAACTCTACTACTGCCGGAGGAATAGGTAGAGGAGTGGAATATACTTCAAATACAAACGGAAACACTTACACCCTATCCATAGTAACAAACACTGAGTCAGGAATAAGCATACCACAGAGACAGGCAGTAGCTAAAGACTTTAGAGGTATAGTAGTACTAAAAGGCCCTCTATCCTTTGCAAGCTCCGAACAAGTACTAATAGATGAATTAAAATTTAGAATAGATAATCAACTTCCATAAACTAACTATTTATATATATGAAACTCGATCAACTAAGAC